CAAACTAAGATAGCCCAGCCATCTTTGGAAGCCACGATACCTATTACCTTGTACTCATCATCTTCAAAGACTTTAATCTTTGCTAGTGACTTACTCCGCTTGCCGTCCTCATATCCTGCCTCTCCCCATCTAAGGATGCCTCCTTCATACCCATCTTTAAGTGAGCCTTCTAGAAGCCCGTCTAAGGCGTTTTCTGAGTCTACCCTTACGGTAGGTACTACTCCCGCATGATCGCCTAGCCTAAGCGATTCTAGGCGGTCTAAGCGGTCTATATAGGGGCGTTCCGAGATAATATCGTACACCCTCATGGAGAGGTTCTTTGTTGCGTCTTGCTCTCGTTTAATCCAGCTACAGATGCGTTGGAGAGGCACTCCGTGACAATAGAGTTCTCCATCGATGACTTCGTCTTCATCAAGCTGTATTCCATCCAAGATATGCCCGATGCTAGTAACAGGTTTACCATTACGAGAATAAGCAACAAGTACCCCATTCCGTTTTGTGATGAGGCATCTGTTTCCATCATATTTGTGTTGGTAAAAGGCTTGCCCATAATCTATATTCCTTACGTTTTTAATTGGTGCCGCTAGCATTGGGCGCAACAGTCCCATTGAGTTTGTTCTTTTACTCCTTTCCGCTTGGCTTAGGCTCTCTGTATATCCTTTATCATACTGTGAGTTAATCCTGCTAAGATAGCGGGAATAGATTTTCTGATCTTTAGTCTTGACTGTATCTCCAGTCTTGATATGTTCTTCCTTCGATTGAAGTTCCCCACCTAACAATCCATGTTCGATAGTTAATCCGTTGTCATGTGCTGTTACCATCCACACGCGGATATTACCCTTTACATCTTTAGCATATAATACTTTTTCCATCATAACTCCGATAAGTTGATTATTTCTTCTACAGTGATACCTCTCCAGCTACCACTCATTTTACCTTTTACTAGATACCAGTCTTCACCTACTTTGGCTGACTCAGCAATATGTCTACCATGAAGTCTATCAAATTCGTACCTACCAATAGAACACATAATACTATCATAATCGTCTTCAATGATAATATTAAGATATACCGTATGGTCTTCCAGTTTATGTCCACGTTTCACCACCTTGTTGTATTCATTAAGATCGTTCAAGTTTCTGTCTATCAATCTTCCTATGATCATATAATCACCTGGCTTATCTATATCTCTGATAAGAGTAGGTGAAGCATATAGTCCGTTGTCTGTAGGCTTATCGAAATAGTGCCCCCAATGGTGCTGAGTTGGGAAGAGAATATCGAAGGCGGTCTTTGGGTTCATCATAAGTTTGAGTTGGGCATCTGTCCATTTTTGCGCATTTCTCGCTTTGATCAATACCTCTGCTTTCTTCTCAGCGACTCCTTTGATATTACATAGCCCGCCTAGTAGCTTGCCATCTACAACAGCCCACTTAGCCATCGACTCATCTACATCTACAGCTGTATACTCTATGCCGTCGTTCTCCACTCCATCCCTCAATACCCTCAAAGCGGAATCTTCATTCTTGGCGTTATTGAGTGTAGCAGCATAGAACTCTAACGGATGGTTAGCTTTCATATAAGCAGTATAGTAACTTAGCATACCGTAAGCTACAGCGTGAGCCTTGTTAAAGATCCAAGAGCCAGCATGCTGAATATCCTTCCATACTGCTTCGGCTTCTTCCGTAGTCAGCCCTGAGAACTCCTTACACCCATCTATAAACTTCTTCTCATAGCGGGAGAAATAGTCATCACCTTTAGACTTACTGGCTGCCTTCCTCATGTCGTTAATTTCCATCCAAGAGAACTCTGCTAAGTCCTTAGCAAGGAACATCATCTGTTCCTGATAGACCATAATACCGAGTGTAGATTCCGTAATTGACTTATGCTTAGATCCAAAATATATCGGTTGTTCGTTCCCTGACCTACGCTTGGCGAATTTAGCCGCACCACCAGAACGTAACGCACCAGGTCTAGCAAGCGCAGTGATAGCGACAATATCATCAAAATGATTGACATCAATAGACTTAGTAAGCATCTTGAGAGCCTGTCCTTCAAATTGAAATATACCGTTGAGCCTTCCATCACGAAAGATTTTAAAAGTCTTATCATCATCTAACTCCAGACTGTAGTAGAAGTCTTTAGGCTTCTTGATTAACTTAGCTGACTCTTCTAATATGGTAAGACAAGTTAAGCCTAGACAATCAATCTTCAATAGGTCGATTATCTCAGCTGCGTTCTTATCTACCATGATAGTATCACCAGGAACCCCTGCGTAAGACTTAGCCGTTACAGAGCCGAAGTTAGTCAGCGGAAGATTGGATACAATGATTCCCGCAGCATGCTTACCCGCGTGTTGAGCATGATTCTCTATCCTCTCCACTAGCCTCATCTTGGGGTATTCACTAATGAAGTCCTGTCCAGGTTCTGTATCATTAAAAGTATCTCCGATACACATATCATTACGAGCATCACCTGCCGACCTTTCGATCATCGCATTCTTAACTGTTTCACAAGCACCTTTTGGCACAGCCATACCCATACCAAATAGATCAATAGCAGACTTAGCTTTGAGCCTGTTAATATTGGCTAGATTCTTAACATTGTTTCTTCCGTACTTTCGTACAAGATAGTCAATGACCATAACTCGCTTAGAGTCAGGGAAGTCAATATCAATATCAGGCAGATCGAAACGGTTAACATCAATGAATCTCTCAAATAATAAGTCATGTTCTATGGGATCAATTTTGGTAATATCCAGAAGATAACAGACAAGACTACCAGCAGATGAACCACGGGATGGTCCAACGAGCATTTGCTTATTAGCATAACGGAGCATATCAGCAACGATAAGGAAATAATCTTCATAACCTTTTTCCTCTATAAGTGATAGTTCTCTCTCTAGGCGTGATTGATAAGGCTCTTTGTCCATAGGGAGATTTAGCCTTTTTGCGCCAATAGTACATAAGTCTCTTATATTCGCACTCCCACTGAACTTTACCATTTCTGCTTTCTGTATAGAAGCATTACATTCATTAGCTATTATTGTAGTTCTTAGAATTCCAGTCCTAAAGTATTCATCTGAAACTATATGCATAGGGCATGGTCTATCATCAAAGAAGTGTATGTAACCTCCGCCTTTGTCTTTCCGCGCCCCTGCTAGCAACTCATATATCTCCTTGTCAACTTCGTTAGGGTAATAGTTATCCTGCATAGCTACCATGTTTATGCCTTTTGCTATTCTCTCTTGGCAAGGAGTTAGCATCTGATAATCAGCCATAATCCTACCGTCCATATCGGGCTGTATAGAGATTACATTATCCGAGATATTGGATAGGTCATCTAGCAACAAGCGCGGGAAATAATAGAAGTTTTCATAAGCCTTTGTTACTAGCCTATAGATTTCTTTCAGCCCCTCGTCATTCTTAGCCAGGAATACCCAGTAGTATTGACAGGTGCGCTGTTTGGGGTCGACAGTGTATCTTAGCCTAACCCCGTAGATAGGCTTGATATCAGCCTTCTTACATGCCTCACCGAATAGGACATGACCGTAGGTATTATCCATATCGGCTATGCCCAGAGCGGATTCTTTACAGCTATCAACTAACTCCTGTATATGCCCGAAGCAATGCTTAAAGCTATATTCGGTTTTAAGTGCCAAATTTATCATTCTCCCACCTCCTTATCAATTCAATTATTAGACTATGAGATTCTATTGATACATGAATGTCTATAGCATATTCAACTAACTGCTTATCAGTCATATTGCTATAGTCTGCTTCCTGTACTCCGTGCTTTTGACAACTAGTCACAGTAGCCTCTCTCACGCATTTCGTGATAACATCTTACAAGAGCATGTACATCAGACTTAGCCCTATGGGCATCTTTGAACCCTTTGCCAAATAGAATCTCATGTAGTTTAGTTAAGTTGATTCTTCTCTGCTCTAAAGGCATAGACTTAATAACTGTACATGTCTCTATCTCTGGGAATGGGAACTCTTTTATACCACATCTGAGTACTTGATTCCCAAGCATCGCTTTATCAAAAGAGAGATTGTGAGCGACCATTTCTGTTGAGTCTTTAAAGATATCAATGAGACTGGGTAAGAGTTCTTCAAAAGTAGGTGCGCTAACCAAATCAGAATCTTTAATACCAGTAATCTTGGTAATGAAATCTGGGACGGGTACTGGTATCTTGATGTAGCTATCAACCTCTTTAAGTATGTTTTCATCAACTTGAACAATGTATATCTCCGTTATGTAAGGTTGTGATTCTAGACCTGCTGCACGAGGCTTGAGCAGCCCTGTTGTCTCTGTATCAAATATATTAATCCTGCGCATTGTCCCAGTCCCTGTCGTCGAATTCACCACCAAAGCGTTCATAGTTTTCAAGTATGAAAGCTGCGTTACAGATAATGTGAGCAAGATGACTCTTACCACTTTCTGGATCATTATCTTGACAGTTATGGAATGCCGTTAGATGCCTTAGTAGGCTGTCTTCAGACTCAGAGAATGGTCCACCCTCTTTCCAATTATTACGGGCATACTTCTCTGCCCCCATAGTCATTACGTCAGCTACTTCCGCTAGTGTGTTAGGGAAGTCTAGCACGAATGATAGCTTAGGCTTTTCATCGTTAAATCGCATCATTATCTTTTCCTCAATTGAGTAAATATTGAAAGGTTACGTTCTACTATAGCCATTATAAAGTTGGCATGGACTTGAAGTTCCCAGCTTGAGTTCTTATCATAACCGTGAGTGATAAGAAGTTTAGGTATGGTCTCTTCGTTGAAGAAGGTCTTATGGTCTAAGTCCTCCCAAGCTAAAGCGGAAGATTTATGAGGAACGACTATGTTAATGTGCCCTCCTACTTTGAGAACTCTTTCACATTCTCTCAATAGCTTTATTGGATCTTCTACATGCTCTAGGAAATGATACATATGGATTACATCCATACTTTCATCTGGATAAGGTATGGCCATATAGTCGGCATCCCACTCTGGATATTCCAGAGCAGGACAGCCTACAGGATTATGACCTGGACCAAGTTCTATTTCATCACCATAACTTTCTAGCAATTCGGGTATCTCTCGCTTCATACCCAACGCGAACATGGTCTGTATCTTCATCTCTCGAACCTTGGATTCCAAGACTCATCACCTTGCTGGTAGCCTTTGTAAAACTCTATCCGCTGAGGCTCATCCATCAACCAAACCGAAGTCTTACAGAAGTCCTCTCCCATAGGGCAGTTGCGAGTCTTAACGCAAGGAGCATCCATAGGCTCTGAGAACAGTGCGCCCATTTTATCCTTCACCAACTCCTTAATCTGTGAAGCCACTTGACGGAACTCACTCTGAGTGTTAACACAAAACCGTTGACCCATCATGTGATAGAGAGCATTAAGGTTTATAGTCATAGTAATATCACTATGAATATTAAGAGGCAATATACCTCTAGCATCTTCTGCGCTGAATCCCTCTAGTATCATCAGGTCATACATTTCCTGAATCTTTAGCATACTATAGTGAAACCCTTTCTGATCATCTTCTGATAGGCCAGGAGGCATAGTGTAGTGACCTTGCTTAGCAAAACCGTTCTTCAAGATAACTCGCATACTCTGGATAGAGAAGCTAGCATGTCTTGTACGAGTGATCTGCTGCTGAAAGGCGCGGGAAGTGTTCTTAATAATGAACGTCATTCCTACATATTCAAGAGCCGTTCTGTGGAATGCCTTGATGCCCTTACCTGCTAACTCTCTAGCCTGATGGTTACTGAATCCTTCTGGACTCTCTACAAAGTTATCGCTAGCCCAAGCGGATACTGCAAGAGCAATTTGGCGCTCTGGTTGCTCTGGGAAGTCATAAAGTATTACTCTAGGTTGTTCTGTTTGTATTTCCATTATAGTTCCTCATAAAATAGTTGTAAAAATTTACTAGGTAAAGTCTCATCTGGAGACCATATCTTCTCAAGTAGGAAGTCCGTATCCCATGTAGCAAATCGTCCTGCGAAGTAGATTCCATGAAGTTGAAAATATTCATAGAATGCACCCATTACTTCTTCTTCCAGCTTCTTGAATCTGCCTGGAATTATCACATGATTAAAGCGAATATCCATAGGCTTATTCAAACAATACTCATAGAAGATACAGCTCTTATACATCTGCTTTCTATAGTATGGAATCTTGGGGTCTGATACATATTCGATAGACATATCAGGATAATCAAAATTCCCGCTTGTCTTGTGTATCCCGATTGGGTAGTAAGAGATAAACATATTGAACGCTTTCATTAGGTCTGTACGAACTAACTTAGCAAAGCGATGAACAGGGATAGTGCTAACTAGGAATTTGTAATCTATCTCTACAGACTCCTTTAGGTGTAGCACTCTGCCTCTCGCCTTCTTGTTCTCAAGGTCTATACTTTCGATAGCTATGTTACCGTAGCACTTTGCGCCTTTGAGCAAGTATTCATTAGATATAGAGTAGCCTACTGCCTCTTCCATATCCTTATAATATATGTCTATATTATTCATTTTTTCGTTGTAAATCTTTTTAGCATATTCCGTGCCGAAGTCGTGAGCACCGCTACTAGTCATAGTGGTGGTAACATTAAGCGGATCAGCGGAAAATGGGTATTCGTTTTTGGTGAAGACTACATAGTCAGAATCTGCGTAGCCATTCTCATAGCCTCTTTCAACTATGATGTTGTTTTGAAACCCCATAGATTGTAGCTTTTTCTGAAGTATCAAACCTGAGTATCCAGCACCAATTATGAGGGTATCTACATTTATATGCATTTTATTATCTCATGGGTGGGTTAAAAAGAAATGCCCCCTACTTGTACTCTGGGCAAGAATAAAAGTAGGAGGACTTTAACATAACGACTATGTCTTTTAGATTATGCTGCTTCAGCAGTTGTTAACTTAACATGTAAGCGGTTCATTGCTGAACGGAACTTCTGGTAATGGCCAAGGCTACGGATAGTGTTCTCAGTACCGTTCTCACGGACATAAGCTTCACATTCCTTATCAGTCATCTCAGGATTCTCTACAAGAGCATCACCCAATTTGTCGATGAAAGATTCACCACGAGGAGCACCTTTAGGTTTAGTGTAACATTCAACTTCGTTACGCTTTGCCCAGGCACGAGCCATAGCTGCTGCTGACTTTTCAGACGCACCAGTAATGTTAACAACAAGAGTTTCAACAGCTTCGTTGAAAGTGTCTTCATCAGAAAGATCAAGATCAGTTAACGCAGCATCAAGAGCGTCATCTTTTTCTTCTTTAGAAGCCATCTGACCTGAATCGATCATGAAAGTATTGTACAAGCGAGATACTGCTTTGATCTTACAACCAGCTTGTAACATAGCCATCTTGACGATTTCTTCATCTTCGTCAACATTGTCATCGAATGCGGCACGGATAGCAATATCCATTTCACTTACTTCAGGTACTTCTGTTTCTTCGATGTCTACTACATTTGTTTCATCATTCATTGTCTTATTTCCTGTCTTGGATTAAATAAAATTCTCTAACGATTTATTTCGGTAGAGTCGCTATTTTACTCCCCTTTAGGCTAAAGGTAAAGCGTTTTAAGGGATTATTTTAAACTATTTTTATATTAGCACACCCTAATATTAAAACTCACTCTTAAGCACCTCTGGGTACTTAGAGTCAGTCTTTACTTGGATGCGTTTAGGAACAATAGCTTGCTCCAGCAGACTTATGGTCATGCGCAAGTCTCCATTATGTACTACTTTCCGCTCTGTTAGCCAATGCTTAGCCCTGTTACCAGCATATCCTTTATGGTTAGCACATATCCATTCATTGAATATCTTCAGACCGCATTGGTATGTTACTTTGATACTAGATATACCACCTCTCTTATTATGTAACTTAAAGTCCATCGAGTCGATGCGAAACCACTTCAAGGCAGAATCTGCTATCACCTCCATATCAGCGGAATAAGAACCTATGAGTTGTTTAAACTTGAACTCTGTTCCGCACTTAGGGCATATCTTAACATTAGGTGCTACAATAGTATCACAAACTTCGCAAGTCTTAGTGATGGGTTCACCCGTAGCTTTTCCTTTGCCTTTTACATATGGCTTAATCCTATTGATTGGTCCAAGCCTCTCAGTATTACCTGCGTAGTCTAGCACCAAGCAATCATCTTTCCCATCAGCAATCCGCAGACCGCGTCCGATCATTTGAACATGAAGTCCTGCGGATTGAGTAGGTCGGAGTAATCCAATCAAATCAATATCTGGCGCATCGAATCCTGTGGTAAGCATACCTACATTCACTATACAGTGTAGCATATTTCTTCTGTATAAGTTTATGATTCTATCATTATCAAACTCATTTCTAGAATGAACAGGCATAGCAAATACACCCATACTATTTAGAACATCTACTATAGATTCAGCATGATCTATATCAATAGCAAAGATAAGCCATTTCTTTCTTCCCTTGCCTTTCTCTACCATTTCATTTAGTGCTGCTTTGGTGATAGACATGCGATTAAACTTAGTAGACATTTCCTTTATGTTGAAGTCCCCACCTTGAGAATGTATCCCTTCTGTCTCTAATTTAATATGAGTAGAGTTGATAGTGAGGTTACATAGGTAGCCATCTTTAACCAGTTTGGTAAATTTCGCGCCAAATGTCAAGTCTATGACTATCTTATCAAACATATGATCTTCGCCAATTATATAGCCTTGACCTGTTCGATATGGAGTAGCTGTAAGTCCTATCCTAGTATGAGCACCTATACTATCAAAGAACTGTCTGTACATAGAGTTCTCAGCTTGAGGGATAGTGTGCGCCTCATCAATAATCACATGGGTAAAGTCGCTAAACTCGTTGCTCTTATATACAGACTGTATTCCCGCTACGGTTAGCCTGCCCACCTCTCTGCGCATAAGAGAAGCGGAATTGATATGTACGGGGTGTATGCCTTCCAGACCAGCAGCATTTTGCTCTAGTATCCTAGAGTCATGAGAGACCACCACTATCTTAGCTAATGGTTCTCTCTTGAATATCCTAGCAACTATCTTAGCCATTACCGCTGTCTTGCCTGCTCCAGTAGGAAGTGCTACTAAAGGGTGACCCTGAGAGTGTTTATCTAGGTACTTGAATACAGCATCTGAGGCATCTATTTGATATTGTCTATCTTCATAGATCATAGATGGTATCCTTTTCATAATCTTTACAACCTAGTAACTGCATCTCTTTCTCTAAATCATGTTTCCATTTTGAACAGGAGAATCTGCCTTCCTCTTCTATGTCCCAGTAGACGCACGTTCTGCAATTTTTAGCAACTTGCGCACCTTTGTGACAAACCTCTTTAAAGCAGCACCATTTACATTCAAAGAATGTTGATGACGCATTAGCCATTCTTGGTGGAGCTTCTCCTGCTGCGATGATGTTAAAGCCGATTCGTTCACCTTCGTCAAATTGATCTTTGTCATACTTTATCCTTTGGTAATCTCTAGTTTCTGTATCTTTATCCACTACTACATATAAGCAGCGAGTGAGGTTTAGGTGACCCATGTAGCTATGTATTTGTTGCCAATAGGCAGGGGAGTACATTCTCAGCCCTTTCTTCAGATAAGATACAAAGCTAGAATGCTTCATAGTCTTGGCTTCAAATAGATGAGGAGTCTTTTCAGCAGTAGGTACATTAAACAGTATCCCATCACAGTGACCCTTTAGGTGTCCTGTTACTCCTACCACTTCCTGCTCTACTCCTGTTATCTCTACTCCAACTCTTCTCAAGTCATCAAAGATTCTGTCCTCTTCAATATGCCCTCTGTCCCAGATTCGGTTCATTCTTCTGGAGGCTGAGTCTGGCGCTACCCAGCGGAAACCATACCACAGCTTGCGCATACATGAGCTACCAAGTGATGAGTATCCAAGATATGTTCTTGGTATGCTGGTAATCTCCCCTTCTTCCATTATAGAATTAATGGAGTTGAACTTTTCTATCTTAGCCATGCTGTATAAACCTCTTTACAATTGATTTTAATGCTTGTTGTATAACTAAATGATCACCTTTTATTCTTGTATAGATTGGTGACCATCCCTTATCTGTTTTGACTTGAAGAACTTGCCAATCTCCTTTACCATCTCTCCATTCAATATCTTCTTTGTCTAGCCAATCGACAAATTCATCAATTTTAAACTTATGTAATGTGCATCTATTAGCCATAATAATTAGGTGTACTCCTCAGGGACTATAGGAGTACTGGTTGGGGCGCCCTGAGGAGTACCTTGCCTAACCCACCTCAACCAGTAATTTGAATTGTGCCCTCCGTGGCGTGGTAAGTTATTCCGCTTCGTTGTAATCAGCTTCGGTCATGTAGCTATTGATAACATTCTTATCATCATAGCCTTCTGACTTCTCGACTTTCATCTTAAAGCCAAAGCTGATATCATGGAGTTCTTCCGAATCTTCCACTTCTTCTACTCCAACCGCATCACAAATAGATGCTAGCTCTTTCTGAGAGATAGCTACTGCCTGTTCAGACGGGTTCTTGATATTAAGACCGATGAAGACAAGACGACCTTTGTACTTCTCTTCATTTTTCTTAGACTCTTCAATCAATACCTGCATGTTGAGGCGTAAGCCTGTTCCTGCTTTAGTCTTTTTGATTTCAGACTTTTTGATATGACCTAAGTAAATATCATCTGTTGGCATAATACCAAAGTCAGACATACGTTCGGTGCTATCATCTACTGCGAATACATCAGGCAATTCAGCCATTTTACTTCTCCTGTCCCGTAAGGACTCGTTTTATAATGTCGTTTAAGTTTGGATCCATTTCTTTTGCTTCAAGATTTCCGCTTCTGTCTTTAGCAGGATGCTTCCGATCAGCAACGGTTTGAAAGAATCGTGTTCCTTTACGATCCATCTGGTGACAAAATACTTCATCAACCAAATAAGGTAAGCCATGTGGGAGCACACGACCTGGCATCATAGGTGCGAACGATGTTATCATACCGTCCTCATCATAGATGTATTTCTGTTTGGCAAAGAATATGGTATTCTTGCCTTTTATATCTCTGAACTTTCTTATCATAACCCCGAAAGCATCAGCCAGCGCACCGTATCCCTGACGTTTATCTTTGCCCTTACCTTCCTTAACCAAGTCATCTTGTATAATATACAAAACAACCTCAGCTATCTCAGTAAGCGAGTCAAAGACTATATGGTCATAGTCAGATTTGCGCACATAATCGTATGCTTCTTGAACATCATCAATATTCTTTATTTCAATGTAAGGAATATCAAAGTTCTTCAGGGATAGAAGCCCCTGCTCAGCGGAAAGTATTATAGCATTCTCTAGGTGAGAAACTAGAGTGGTTTTACCCACCCCAGACTCCCCATAGATGACCATATTAGCACCTTCTGCTGTAACATCTTTGGTACTTTTTATCTTAATTGCCATTCTTTCCCTCCTCAGGTAATAGCATAATTACAATGCGCTTCTGCTCATCAGCCCATCTAAGGAACTCAGACCCATCTATTCTAGCTTCAACTGCTAAGCCATATATAGGATTCTCATCTATGTATTCAGATAGAGCAATTCTTTCATCATGATGATTAGCTAGTTCTTCACTATTGAAAGTAGATCCATCACTAGCTTCCCACATGGTTATTTTCTCAGCCATTAGCAAACTCCATCTAAGTCTAGTTCTCTAGCAACAGTAAGCCCTTCAATCTGCTTAAGGTGATATGATATTTTATCATCTATTTTCATCTGCCATGGCGTTCTGCGTGTACCAGATGCTGGAGCATTTTTAGGCTTTCCATTTGATTGTGAGCTTATGCCTTGTGGATATTTAACAAAGAATAGCTGTACATCATTAGGCACAGCAGTATATGTTTTATTCCTTCCATCCATTTCAACACTTAGGAATCCTTTTTGCTCCATGCCATATATCCCATTGGATACAGCACTAACATTAGTTCCTGCTAATTTAGCTAGTTCTGATTGAGTGAATACTAATTCTTCTTTAAGGTCAAATAAATACTGTCTAACCTTTCCTTTTGCTCCGCTGAATCTGCTCATTCTACCAACTCCACTGTTAATGTAGGTGTAGCGTTAGTGACAATTACAGCCTCATCTAGAGTATCTGTATCATCAGCGTTTTTGTAAGCCCTAGCATCTATCTCTGGCTTCCAACGGATGCACTCAGCTTCTTCTTCACTGAGTTCCAGCGTCTCAAGGATGCTCTTGTCAATCTTTTTGTATAACTTAGTGACAAGCTTAACATGTAAGCCTGTAAAGTCAAAGTTGTGGGTTCCAGCGGAAAGATTGTCAACAGATAATTCTTCCGCTATTGCTAGCCTCAGCTCCATCTCATCTTCTTTTACTTCTGCTAGCTTGTTCTTTATAATTCTGTAATTTTCCAGTTTGTCTTCTAATGTTAACATTATCATTCTCTTTTGTAGTTGATTTAGTTATTGGGCATTACACCCATTCGGAGGTTATTCATTTATCTATCACGGCTCTGCCACCTCTAGCGGGAGCACACTAGGTTATACAGTTAATCCTATGAAGAACAACACTATAAGCACTATAATAATTGTGCTTATAAGGTTGAGCAATACTCTAAACATAGTCATTATATTGCGCAGAATATGCTTTCAGACATATGTCCAGGTTTATACTCACGATGAACCTTGCCTAACATATCTAAGGTTTTGAAGTCCTCCTCAGGTAAGTCGCAACTTACTATTACTGTAAGTGTAAACTCAGCAAAGTCGTGAGATACAAAGGTCATCTTCTTAAGGATTCTAGCTGATATCTTATCATCTATAGATGTCTCCTTGTTATCCATAAGCCAATCATAATATTGGTTACCTGATATCCAAACGGTATCAGTGAACTTTCCAGGTTGCCAATCACTTATAGTGAAATCGAACTCTACATCACCATCCCAGCCTGATCCTTTCATCACCTTATTAAGCATCTCACCTACTACTTGTCTAGTTACTTGGGAGTCAACGCACCGTAGCGCGGACATTTTCTTTTCTATTTGTGTGTCTTTAAATGTAATCATTTTGTTATACTCCTACAGTATAGTTTAAACTAATCCAGCAAAGTTAAGTTCTTTACGGGATACAGTCATATATAGACCTTGGTCATCATTGTAAGTTACACAATGTTCATCAAATATAGGTCTAAATGTATTCCACAATAAAGTGTTTTTAAGGAATACTAAAGACCCACTCTTATTGACTCTGATACGCTCTCTATTAGCAGTCATAGGTTTGCCTATATAGTACAAGGTGTTCCCAGACATAGCGCGTTCATTATCAGTTGCTTCTAATATCATGCTATAGATATTCATTTCTTACTCTCCATATATTCTAACATCCACTTACGGATTTTGCTAGATTCATCAGGTTCGAAATCACTTAAGGTCATATAACCTATGGTCTCAAATATTTCCTGTTCATCGAAATTCTCATCAGCCCCGTGTATAGCCTGAGCATTAAGAACGATGGTTCTTACTTCATTAAATAGATCACTCATTGTTTATCCAACCATCTTTTGATTAACATCATATCATCTAATCGGTTATCAGGGAAAGAAGCAATAGTAGTGCTTCTAATAAATGCTATAGCATCATCTAGGTTAAGACCAGAGAGGTCTACACCAAAGATACTATCGTAAGCCTCAAAGACTAGACGCATCTCTACATCAGGATGAATCCATCCTTGATCTTCACGCTCTACCCATTTCATATCATAGACACTGGCGTAATATTCAATACCAAACTCTAACTCTTCATCATTTATCCGCTTTACCGCGTTCACCTTACCTTGAGAGGAAGCTTTATGGGGTTTAGGCATCGCTACGACTTCAAGAGTATCTGGTCCATGACCAAATTGATATCCAACATAAACATCGTGTAAATCACCGTTACAATCAGTATGTACTAATCTCATTATGAATCTCCGAAAGTGTTGTCCCATTCTTCAGGGGTTATACCAGTCATAATAAACTCTCTATCATCAGCGGATACATTAGGCATAGCATCTTGTATCAACATACCGTAGCTATATCGTTCCATAGCTGCTTCTGAGACATCTATATCTCTAGTATTCTCTTTCCCACTGAAAGGGGAAGTTCTAGTTATAATCATTATATTCTCCAATATAGTAGTTGCTGTTTCATCATAATAGAATCATCAGTAGAGGCAGTACCTCTATACAGCGGACATCCATGTCCAACTTACTTAGGGTTTATAAACCATCACTTTACGATTACCATCGTATCTTATCGTAACAGATTCATCAGGGAAGTCACGAATAGAACAAGCCATACCGTTCCAACGGCTAGAAATATCGTTAAGGGTAAAATCTTTACCATCGAGATAGGCTTTAAGCGCATCATTAGAGTTCTTATAGTCAGTATATCGAGGAGATAAACTCACGACTCTAGCCCTTCATTATGTTTACGAACCAGATTGTTAGCCTCTACTTCTCCAAAAGCGGATAGGCAGGCTGTATTGGAAAAGTTATCGGTAATATATCTTCCAACGTGGCCATAGAAACCACCGTTACCCTTAAAGGCTACAATGGCTTTCTTACTAGGGAAGGAATTCAGTTTAACTGGTGGCCTTCCGTAGCTAAAGCCAGGGTGGTCTATAGATTGAAGTCGTATATCAGATGGTGCTTTATTAAGTAGTTCTTTCATGGTCTTACTCCTAAGTAAGTTATTTAACATTTTAGCTATCAGAAAGCGAGTCTCTCTGGTAGAAGAGTATTTTACTATACTTTAGGGGATAGACGCTATACCCTATAAGGGATAGATAGAACGAGTCTAGCCTATCTCTAAATAGTTGTATACTTGGAAGGCTAAATAGTATATACTTATAGAGTCGCTGACTAATTAAATAAGCTGGAGGAACGATGAACAACAATCCTTTCCCTGAAGGTAGCAGAAGCTATAAGATATGGGAGAAAAACAATAATCCTAAAAGCAATCAGTTCATTAAGAGTGTATTGTCTAAAGGTCGAATAACCAAAAAAGAAGAGAGATTGATGAAGGAGGCAGTTAATGTTCAATCCTGATAATAAGATACCTATAGCTATGGCTAAGGGTACAAGTAAGAATATTAAGATGAAAGTGGCAGAGATGTCATTTAAAGAGTTTGGAGAGTTTTGTAGCAAACCTCAAAAGGGCGGTAAACATGAAAGTTATTTTGTTAGAGGTGTACCAGAGTTTGAAGAAGAATATCAAAGCAAATCTGGAACAGATTATTTTAATGGGCGCTTTCGTCATGATAGTGCTATTAAGTCTGCTCAGTTTCTTATTATAGATGCTGATAATGTAGGCTGTACTCCAGAAGAAGTATTTAATGTATTAAGGAATTGTGATTATATACATTTCATATATACATCACATTCGCATTCCGCGGATAAAAACAATTTCCGCGTTGTTCTTCCCTGTGAGATATCAGATAAGAAGTATATGGTAGCGACGGCTCAGAGCATTATAGACCTTTTAAATGTAAGTAAATTGGAGATAGATTATGTCACAGAAATGGGCGTCTGGTCGCAGGCGTGGTACCTCCCAACTAGAGATGATCCAGAAGATGGAGTATTTCAGTTCTACGGCTACTATGATGGAACTCCTTACTTGGAAGTACAAAAGGAAACCACTCGTAATACACATTCAAATAGCACTGGGAATCTGGTTGGTGTATCATCCCAATCAACAGACGAGATCATCAATACCATTATAACAGGCGGAGAAGGTTTACATCATGCTATGAAATCTTATAGCTTCGGACAAATCCAAGACGGAGTTGCTCCCGCTGTTGTTATCGCTACTCTACAGGGCTTAATGCAGGCTATACCAGAGAAGGATGGAAGGTGGACTGATAGATTTAATGATATTAGTAGGCTAGTAGAAGGTGCTGATTCTCCAGATGAAGAAGTAGTTATCCCAAAGATGGAGAAGAAAGAGTTAGTTAAGGTTATGGGCTTTCCACCTGGTCCAGCAGGGAGTATGTGTACTAGTGTATATAACTACAGTCCTTATCCTAATAATATGGTGAGTATAGTTACAGTATTAGGTATGCTAGCTGGGGTAGCAGGTAGACGGTTTAATGTAAGTGAAACAGGTCTTAACTTATATTTAACACTATTAATGGGAACAGGAGAAGGAAAGTCGGTAATAGATTCATTTATTCAACGTGCGCTCGTGGTTGGAAATACAGTTAAGGGCACAGATACTCCGCTGAGTAATGAGAGTAAGACTTTCGTGGGAGATAGAAGATATACAGGTGCTAAATCGTTAATGCGTAAGCTAAAGGATAACAGATGTTTCGTAAGTATATTTACAGAAGCAGGGTTTATGTTTAGTAGTAAGGTAGGTGATAAAGCAGGCTTAACGCGCACAATATTAGATTTAATAGGCAAAAGCGGTCACGCTGAGTGTATGGCGGCAGAAAGCTACTCTGATGAGAAGAATAGCATAGAGGAAGTAGTAGCACCTTGCTTTAGTATGGTGAATGAGAGCACCCCTGAGGTATTCTTACAGGCATTAAAAGACGGTACAGATACAGGCGAAATAACTCGTATGCATGTATTCCGCGTTGATGCTCCAGGATGGAAGCTTAATAGGCATAAGAAGTTCAGTATAGATAAGCCAGTACAGGATAAGTTTCATAAGCTAGTAGCTAGGTGTCTAAAGACTCAGAAAGATAATGACCCTGATTGTAGTCATTTTGATCTAGAGGACAAGCATTACGAGTTCATGGATGACTGTAAGAAGCTATCTCTGGAGTTACGTGAAGAGAATCCGATTAAGGCTAAGATGTTGAGTAGGGCAGGGCTTAAGACAGTAAAGGTAGCCTGTTTAATTACCCTGTTTAATCATAATTTCGCACAAGGTATGAGAGATCACTTACAGATAGCGGATGAATGTTGGGATTGGGCTAAAGAACTACACGAGTATGAAATGGATGGATTGGAAGAGTTCTTTAAGACTAGTGATAGTGATGATCTTTATAATGTAAGTATAGGTTCAGTATATGAGAACATACTTAGAATGTTTAATCTTGGATATAAAGATAAGCAGCAACAACCCTCAAAGCGGGATAGAGCTGAGTCTCGTATTCCGCTGGCTATGCTTAGAAGGTCTCTCAGGAAGAATAAGAGTGTATTAAATATGTCCTCATTTAATAAGCCTGGCTTTGATATAGTATTAGAATATATGGAGAAGAATAAGTGGATCAAGTCAATCAATGTAGAAGGTGTAAAGTATGTCAAGTTTAATAGTAGTTACTTCATTGAGGGTAAATATAGTGAATAACGGGATATTACCATTCTCTGAATTCCCTACGTTCCCTCAGGAAATCCCTTATAAATCAAGTACTTACGAGGATTACGGGAAAAGGGAGAACCCCCCTACCTGTGGGAGAGAGGGAGTTTACCATACCCCTTACTATTCAACCTATATATACTCTAACTTACTAATATATATAGGATTATTAAAGGGAATAGTAAGGGAATTTATAGGGAATTAGGGAATCATGAAGAATGTACACATAGAATTGGACTTTCCTCCAACGGTCAATAGTTATTATACTAAGACTCAACGAGGGATATACATATCAAAGCGGGGAAGGGTGTTTAGGGATAGGTGTGCCGAATCATGCGTTCAACAGAACGCTTATGGACTAAACTTAGACGAGCGTCTTACTTTAGATGTTGTACTGTATCCACCTGATCGAAGGATACGTGACCTTGATAACTATATGAAGGCACTACTCGATGCCTTTACACAGGCTAAGGTGTGGGAGGATGACAGTCTGATTGATAACCTGAATATACATCGCGGGAAGCTTGTCAAGGGCGGCAAGTGTGCGGTGCGCATTTCTGCCCACCATGGGTTAATACTGCCTGATGATCCCAATATCTTTGATATGCTGGAGTGAGAGCATATAGGGGTGGGTCCAGCGTCCTCCCGCCCCTACTACTAACTAATTTGGGAAGGATACCATTATCCTTCCCATTCTTCGTTCAACCCTTAATGACCTTCCAGACCACTAAGACTATGTAGGGAGGGAAAGCAAGACATATCCATATGTCCCACCACCCTACGCTCAGCGGTTCGACCGTCTAAGTCTAGCCCAGTCAATACTGAGGTAGTCCGTCATCCTCTGGTCAATCAGAGCTTCTTTTAGCATCTCGCTATTGCCGCGGATTTCATCCTTGATGCGTTGCTCTTCACGTTTAAGGGCAGTTACTTCGTCGATTAATACATATACATCTTTCATACTATACTCCTAATAAATGGAGGGGGATTTCTCCCCCTCTCGGTTGGGTTACTTCTCGGCTTCGGCTTCTAGGGCTTCGGCTTCGTGGAGTTTACGCTTCTTCGTAAACGCTAGGGCTATTTTGGTATAAAACCCCTTATCCTTAAGGTTATTAGCCGAACCGTTAACTTCGATATAGGTCTTAACACCTTCTTCGTCTAACTCGTTCTCTAAAAGGTAGTCTAGGTAGGTATCGAAGAATCCACGCTTTACCGTTTTAGCCCCGTTATCCTTCCAAAACTTCTCCGCTTTAGCGAAGTCCTTTAAATCCGCGAATATAACGTTCATCGCTTCGGCTTTAGTTAAACCGTCTATAGCTTTTATTAGCTCTTTCTTTTCCATTTTCTACTCCTAAGTAGTTTATTTACCGCTTCGGGGCTAATCCCCTAAGTCAGTATAGATAGTATATCATATCCGAACCCTCCCGACTATACCTATGTAGAGGTATATTAGCGCCTTATTTACTAAGCCAAGAGAGGTATAGACGTTGGCGCATAAGGGATATACTAAACCTTAGTCTATATCTCTCTTGGCCTATAGACTTTCGAGGGATAGCATGTTAGGGTGGGGACCAGCGTCCCCCGCCCTCTTATATAGAGAGTGAAGAGAGAATCGTATATGTAGACCCCTACCCCCGAGATCCACGGGACTCCTATACCGCTTTATTCGGGTAGCTCACACACAATTATATAAAATTTTTTTCACAAAGAACCACCTCTCCTAAGCCTCCCTAAGCCTTTCTAATCCCTCCCCTACTCCTTATACCTCCTTACCCCTAGAATAGCTTAGAGTGTGAGGGATTTCGTCTGAGTGCCACATACAAGCGGAATATGTGATAGACTAGGTTAGTTAGTATATTAGTATATACGGATTTGCTTATATACAAAGAAAAGTGTTTACTTCCCTAGAAATAGGAGTATAATCGGAATCATATTGATAGGTAACTGAGATGAATGAGCCAGAGTTTAAACAAACTGAAATGAAGTACTTACAGGAGTCCTGCGATGGAGTCTTGATTCAGGCTATGGCACGCGGAATGAGTCAAGACGAGGTAGCGGATTACTTCGGTATTGAGTTGAAGACAATGGATGGTGAAGATCTCAAGTTCTTCCAGTTTCATTATCGCATAGGTCGTTCCCAGGGTCGGAAGCAAGCAGTGGATAGCTTATTCAAACAGATGGACCAGAGACAAGGCGGACAGGTAGCACTTAGTTACCTTGCTCGCTTTGGCGACGAATGGGATGCCGACTTACCCGCTGATTCAGAAAATAAAAAGATGAGATCATTCAGAGTGGTACTTGACTAATGGCTACTGGCTTTGGACAACTCATATCTGCTCTTGGTGGAGTCTACAAGCGGAATAAGACACCGTCTGTTAAGAAGCGCAAAACTGAGTCTGACACCAAGAAGAAAACAGATAGAAAGGACTTCCTGAAGAAGCAGAAAGCTGATACCAAGGCACGTCCTATCACTGCTAAAGATGCTAAGACACTTAAACTTTCTCGCAAGAAGAAGAAAGTTAACAAGATGAAGAAAGTCCGTAAGTCATATGACGATGATGGCTCTCGTCACGGTCGAATGAAAAAGAAGGTAGGTGGCTAATGGCTATTCCTGCTCTAGTTTACTTAGGTGTTACATATGCTACTCGTGCTTTGATGCTAGCCGCAAAGCGGAAGCACATGGTTAAGGTTGGCAAGAAGGCTATGGAAGCCAGCAAGAAGAAACCTCACAAGATTAAAGACAAAGGCTATAAGACCAAAGAGTCTCAGAAGTCTAAAGACCGTAACACTGATAA